GTGTCGCGGAGCAGGAAGTTCGAGTTTACGATTTCACGCTGAGCGTCGTTTATCCAGCGAAGGATTGCGTCGTCGGAAACCTGCGCGCCCGAAAGGTCGCCAAACTGGCTCTTTACGCGGATTGAGACATCTACACCCTTGAGGGTAAAGGTTTCCAGAGACATTGCTACTTCCTGAGGGTTTTGCCGCCGTGGCGGTACTCGTGCTTACCGGACTTCAACATGCTTCGCATCATGTCCTTGCGTTCCTCTTCCCAGTCAAGCTCGGATTTGGCTCGCATCAGCGCCTCTGACATCTCTAACAATTCTAGCCTATTCGCCTTGGAATTACTGTTGGCTAGGTCATTGTCCATGAGCCAGGCGAGCAATCTGTGGTCAATCTCTGACTCAGCCAGCGTACGGATGATGTACGGCGGGAGAATGTCTGGCTGGTCTTCCAGTGCAAACGGCTTCTCTGGCGTAAAACTTGGGTGAAGCGGGTCGAGCAGCTTCAGTGCAATGGTTGGGTACACGTCACGGATAACCTCGGCTACACGACGCTGGTGGTCGGTGCGGAGTCCGTTTAGTCGGTCGAATCTTAGGTAGTTACTCATTTTTCATCTCTATGGTAAGCCAAAGGGGAGTGCAGCGAGACGGACCACACTCCCCTTTGGGGTTTACTTGCTTCTTACAGCTCGTTGATACCAGTCATCTTCGCGTGTGCGTTACGACGGTAGGTACCAATCTCCGAGTACTGGAAGATGCGGGCTTCGTAGGCGTCAGTGTCAGCAACACGTGACCACATCGAACCATCGCGGTCCATCCATGCCCAGTCGCGCTTGCGGTTGATGACAAGCTCCTTGCTCGAGAGAGCGAAGAGAGTGCCCTTAGGCGCAGCGTAGTCCGAAACGAACTTGATTGGCTTGCCAACACCCTCGAAGGTGAAGGCACGCTGGCCACCAGTGAGCTCTGCACCGTTGGTGAAGCGACGGAGCGAGGTCAGGAGCGACCAGTAGGCGTTGAATACACCAGGCGAAGCCAGGAATACGTCAACGTCGCCGCCCTTCTTGTCAACGCTCTGAACGAGGTTGATAAGACCGAGCTCGGTGATGTTGCCTACGCCCGAAACAACGGTCGACTTCCACGAACCAACCTCAGTTGGGTCAATGCCGTGGAGCGAGCCAGTGTCCGAAACGATTGACGACAGACCAGTGAGTTCCTTGCCGAACGAGTTGGTGCCGTTCGATGCGCGAACGATAACGTCGCCCACAGCGGCAGCAATCGAAGCCGAGAAGGTTACTGCGCCAGTTGCCTCGTTTACCGAAACAACGGTCAGGTGACCGCCCGAGTTCTTTACGGTTGGAACGCCATCTACAAGGTCAGTGCCGTCGAGCAGGTCAACAACCATACCCTCTTCGACGAAGTGTACGTCGTCGAAAACGATGGTGGTCGAAGTTGCTGCGGTCTTTACCTTAGCGATGGTACCCGAAGCGTCGCCGTAAATCTGACGGTTGAGGTCAGTTGCCAGGTCGCGCTTGAGGCCCTTGATTTCGTTGTCAACTACGTTGATGAAGGCGTTGTAGTTGTCTGCAGCCTGCTCGAAGAGCTGACCGTCAACCTCGATAGCACCGTAAAGGTTCTTGAGGTATAGGTGAGCCTGCTTGTACTTCTGAGCGCCAGCAACAGGCAGCTTCTCGCGTACGCCGCGAGCGCCGATACCGTGGTTGCGTCCGATGTGGGTGTCGAAAATGACCTCGCGGCCATTCTGGGTGATGTGCTGCGACGAGGCCTCAATGAAGTCCAGCGCCGGAGTCTTGTCTCGGAGCTGCTCGTGAAGGTCACCGTAGACCAACTTGAGAGCTTCCGAGGCGAAAGTCAGAATTCCCTGACCAGCCATAATTATTCTCCTAAGAATAAAAAAGGAAGTGTTTAGTTTGCCCTACGACCCTGACCGCATCATTACGGCTGTATCCCAGACTAATGCTTATAGTAGCACAGATTTAGGCGTTATTTGCCTTCTGGTACTCAGCAAACAACTGAGCCAGCATCTCGCGCTTGCCCTTGTCGTCCTTAGGAAGACTTGCCTGCTGGGTTGGGATACCCGCACCGCCGACTGAACTGATAACAGTTGGAGCAGCAGCCTGGGTTGCCTGTGCGCCAACTGGCTGGAATCCGCCAACCATCTGAGCCAACTGCTGAGCTGCGTCTGTGACTGAAATCGAACGTCCAGCGTTCTCTGCTGCCATCATCAGGTTGTAGATGGTCTGCTCGTGAGCATCGCTGATGTTGTACTTGCCCTTGAGGTCTTCCATCTCGCTAGTGATTGACTCCAGCTCACGGCTGGTCTCAGCCTCAAGAATCTGCTGGTTCTGGAAGTTTGAGAGTTCCTCAGTCTGAGCGCGGAGCGCCTCCATCTCCTTGCGGAGTGCTGCTGGAATCTCGTCGTCTTCATACTCTTCGTCAACGAAGTCAGCAGCGGCCTGCTCGGCCTCTGCCTCAAGCATGCCCTGCGAGGTGAGGTATTCCTTCATGGCGTTGAAGGTGCCAATTGGGTTCTCGTCCATCTGGCGAGCAATGGCCAAACCTGCGTCAATGAGCGATGCGTCGATGCCCTGCTCTGCGTACTGCTTGAACGGAGTGTACTTCTCAAGCTGCTGCTGGAAGTACTTGTCCTGCTCCTGAAGGTAAGGGGTTACCTTTGAGTGCCAAGCCTCAGGCAACTCCTGAAGAAGCTTGTCGTATGCTGGGTGAACCTTCTCAGGCTCTGCTGGCGTGTTGTCAACTTCAGGGATTTCTAGTCCCTGCGTCTCGTTAGTCTCCAAGATTATCCTTGCTGTAGTTGTTCGCTAGTTTGACCAGTCTGGTCTGGAGTACCTGCCGGTGCTCCCTGTGCAAGCATACCTTGTTCTGGCCCTGCCTGCATAGCCATTTCTTCCATAGCCTGCTGCTGTAGCGCAGCCTTGTGCATGGAAATGTGCTTCTCGAACTCAGCCTTGATGGCGTCGTCGAGAAGCTCAAAAGCCTGCGACTTGCGGAAACGGTTGTGGATTTCGATGTGAACCGCGTGGTTGTCGTAGTCGTGAACCTGAACAACAGGTGGAACTGCGAGTCCAACCGGCTGACCGTTTGCGTCGACCTGCCCAGGAACAGTCTTGTCGAGGTCGCCGTTTGCGGCACCCATCTCCCACTGCTGCTGGAACTGCTGAATCTGACCCATGTCGAGGCGCTTCATCATGAGGTTCTCGCGCTGAGCCTGGTTCTCGTCCAACTTGATGATGTTGTAGAACTTGTGGAGCATGCCCATGTCGAGGATTTCGAGGCCGTCCTTTGGCTGGATAAAGCCCATCTTCATCCAGTCCGTGATGAGTGCCTGACGTGCAGACTTGCTGGTAGGCAGAGCCGAGCCAGACTCGATACGGATGTCAGTACCGGATGCGATGTCTGCGCCAGCGAGGACCATTGCGTCGAACGAGCCATCGTCGCCGACAGTCTTGATGAGGCGAGGCTGGTCTACGTACTGGACGAACAGCGAGAGGGCCTGACGTGCAGTCTTCTCAATTGCGGCTTCGATAGCCGAGAAGATGGTGGTGAGGTAGGCGTCGTCGCGCTCCTGCAGGTAGTTGATTGCAGTTGCTGCGGTGAGTCCGCCAGACTCGCCACGCGAGACCTGGTGCTGGCCTGAGATGTCCTCGAAGTCGCTCTGGAGCTGCTGGACTTCGTTGATGACGTAGTTAGGCAGCGGGGTCAGTGGAACTGGCTGAGGCATTGAGAAGCCAGGGCGAACTGGAATCCAGACGCCAGCACGTGAGGTTACCTTGCGAGGGTCAACCGAGCCCTCTTGGTACATCATCTGAGGCTTAGCCGCCATGTTCTTTGCGTGGATAATCTGCGAACGCAGGCGGTTGTACTCACGCTGAATTGGGATGAGGCTCTTGATTGAGCCACGGCGGTAGAACTTTCCAGTCGGGATGCTGTAGAGGTGAGCAAACGGATACTGGTTGTGGGTGTAAGGGATGCCGTTCTCTGCAAGCTGCACAATCTCGTTGTCGATGATGGTGACGAGGCCGCCGTTAGGGAGCCACTTGCAGCCACCTGGCTTTGCCCACATCTCGATTACGAGAACCGAGTCAGGCTTAGAGGTGTCGGTGCCGCGCAGGTCCATGAGGGCAGCGTCAAGGATTTCTGATGACGAGACACGCGCAGGGGTGAAGTTGTCAGGGAGAACGTTCTTGAAGGTCTGCTTGACCCAGTTCTCGCTCTTGGTGTAGACGTTGAAGATGTAAGGCTGAGCCTCGATGTCCTCTTCGCTCAGGTCAGGTACGAACAGGTGGAATGGCGAGACAACCTCGAACTCCACGTCGCCCTGAGCGGCAACGCGCTTGCCAACGGTGCGCTGGCCAGTGAAAGGGTCCTGCTGAGCGACTGGCTCGATAATCTGCTTGCCGCTGTTCCAGAAGGTCTTGATGAAGGCGTTGCCGGTGGTTGCGCGCCAGAACTCAGCCTTCTGCAGTACGCGAGTCTGGAAGTGCTCGCGGTTGTAGATTGCGTCCCACAGAGCCTCGGCAGCGCGTGCAGCCATGAGGTCTTCCTCGTCGTTCGAGGCTGGCGATACCGATGCGCTTGGGTGACCAGAGGTAGTCTTCGCAATCTCGGTACGGATGATTGGTTCAATGCGGTTGACGGTTACGCGAGGCAGCGACTGAGGGTTCGGCTCTTCCGACAGAACCTGGTTCTTGCCGATGCTCTTCCATGAGTGGTACTGGTAGCCGTTGTAGAACGAAAGCTGCAGGTACCATTCCTGCTCTTCGCTCTTGCGGGCCTGCTTG